GAAGATGAAATGGCAAGGTTTTGTGGATTGCGCTAACGAATAATGCCCATCTTTTATCAGTAAAATGCCCTATTTCTCAGCATTCTTTAAAATGATTAACATTTTGGAATGCTGAGTATAAAGCCTCCACTTCCATTGTCTTTGAATCCTTTGTATGGGTTTTGTCCTTATGTAAAATACTGTGAGCAGTTTCGTGGATTGCTGTTTTAACAGTTTGCAATTCTGACATACCTGATTTAATCACAATCTCCTGAGTCACTAGATCGTAGTAGCCTTTCTTTGTTACGTTCCATGTGTCAAACCGGATAGGGACTGGAGCTACGTCACGTATTGAATCCATGAGTACCTTATAATTTGATATTTCTCCTTGTAATTCCTTTGCAAGTTCTGGGAGAGGTTCGCCCTCGGTTTGGTAAATGTCAAAAATTGAAATTGCTTTGAAACTGGCACGGGAGATTTCTTTACGCTCTTTCATCACTTTTCCCTGTTCGTCCCGTTTGACCTGGCCTGTGTTAGGATCTAAGACATCAACATAGTTTACGGACTTGTACGGGCAGGGAGCCAGGATTGTAATTCCCTTTTCTCCCTTTTTGACATGGCGGCCCAACGTTTCCCATGTCTTAAATCCCGCTACATAAGATGCCTCCGGTTTTTGCATGAGAATTAGCATAGAATTGTTATAGCTGTAACTGTGAAATTTATGCACGGCGGAAAGATACTCACGGTAATGGCCAGAAGCAAACACCTCTTTAATGCCTGCTTCCAGTCTGTCTGTGAGTTCCTTAACTCTATCGGTTTGTCCTTTCTTTTCTGCCATAATCCACCTCTGACTTTGGAACAATCTTCACTGGCCCGTTTTTAATTTTAGGACTGGGAACGACTGTGTACTCAATACCCTTCTCTGAATGATGGGTTTTCAAAAAGTTTCTGTATATCTCAATAAAATCTAATTTTTTCTGTAAGTCCATTTTTATTACCTCCTGTGATGTCTAAACACTGACAGGCTTCATAACTTACCACCATATTATCTGATTCCAAAATCCTTGCGTACTCTCTGGCTTCCCGGCTGTGGACGCATACCAGCTTTTGATTCTTCTCACTGCGGAAACTGATATCCCTGCATTTCTTTCCAACCTTATCCATTTGCTTCACTCCTTTACAAAAATTCAAATTAATAGCGATTGAATTGAATTAATCCTAATTTTTGTAGGTAAACATGAAACCGATACCCTTAATTATATCATGAATTCCCAGGCTTTATGGGGATGTTTTGAGACGGTAAAAGGACTTCGGATTGCAGAACTTTCAAGGCCCCAGGATTCGCAGATTGTTTCAGTGATCCGTTATACATGGAATGGACGTGAGAAGATATTAGATGTGCAATAATAAAGAATGTGCAAATTACTTTAAAAGTCAGCGGGCATATCACAGATGCTTTGAAGAATTTAGAAAAAAATGGAAATCTTACGGAAAAGCTGCGGGAAGAATTACGCTTAAACAGACTTCGGAGGAAGAGCGGCGGGCAGTGGGCGGCATAATCGGTGTTTTTGTAGTTTTTCAACTTCCCAGTAACAAAAACTCTAATTAATTCAAATTCAGCCTCGAATTATTCCGAGTTTTTGTCATGAATTAATCCGAGAATTTGTATTTAATCCGAGTTTTTGTAGTTTTTGACCTCTCACAGCAACAAAAACTCCGATTAATTCAAATTAATTGGAATTACTTTGTCAAGGTGCGAGTGAAACCCGCCCTTTTGTCCCACTGAAAACAGCCTTTTCCTTTTTCGCTCTTTTCTTCCTTTTTAGATTTTCAGACATGCTTTTTTCTGCCTTGTTCTCTGCTCTTTTTCCGGCTTTGGTGCAGCCACACTGTTTGAGACTGTCACAGCCAAAGGACAAGAACAAAGACAGTTTACCGTTTGTTTGTATTGGTCTTTAGGTTGAATTTTCCTTGTAAATACGTTGTTTCCGGGTGTTTTCCTTTTCAGCTTTTCTTTCTTATTTACTCTTTCTTCTTTTGAAAACAGAGAGAAAACAAAGGGCAAACGGCAGATAGGACCGGGAGTGAAAAACCGGAAAATAAAAAGCAGAAGTACCCGGATTGTTTAGTCCTGATACTTCTGCTTATGTTTACTTTGTTCTATTTTCGACCGGACAGTGAGTGTGAAGCCGGTAGGAAGATAACACTTCCCCTTTGCCCATTCACACTTCGTTCATAAAGTCATGAATTGCTATAAATATGTACATAAAAATATAGATGTTAATTAGTACGTTATTAGTTAAGACAATTTATATATATATATATGAAGCTTTTTCATCAAGCAAAAAAGCAGAACATTTGTTCTGTTTTTTGTCCCCCTCCCTATTGCAATCTTATTTCTACTATGCTACTATATGGAAAAGAACGTGTGTTCTGTTTTTTATGAGAGGAGTGCATAACATGGTAGAACAAACAGAAAAATCAGAAGCAATTGAGGCGGCTATCGCAAAAATTGAAAAGGAATTTGGAAAAGGGGCTCTGATGAAACTCGGAAATTGCGCGGAAATGGATGTAGAAACTTTTTCATCCGGTTCCATCGGCCTTAATCTTGCTCTTGGATGCAATGGTATCCCCAAGGGCAGAATTGTAGAAGTATATGGGCCTGAGTCCTCAGGCAAGACCACGGTTGCCCTTCACATGGTGGCCGAAATACAAAAAATCGGAGGCATTGCAGGCTTCATTGATGCAGAGCATGCTTTGGACCCGGTATATGCCAAAAACATAGGGGTGGATATTGATAACCTGTACATCTCCCAGCCGGATAACGGCGAGCAGGCCTTGGATATTGCAGAGAGACTAATCCGTTCCGGAGCAATGGATATCATTATTGTGGACTCCGTGGCGGCTCTAGTTCCCAAGGCCGAGATTGACGGAGAGATGGGCGATTCCCATGTTGGGCTCCAGGCGCGGCTTATGTCTCAAGCCCTGAGAAAATTAACTGGTATTCTCAATAAATCCGGATGCACCATTGTTTTTATCAACCAGCTACGCGAAAAAGTATCCACCAATTTTAGTGGTGGGAACAACGAAGTGACATCAGGCGGTAAAGCGCTGAAATTCTATGCCTCTGTTCGTTTAGATATTCGCAAGAAAGAGACCCTGAAACAAGGGGATAATATAATAGGAAACCATGTTAAGGTGCGCGTTGTCAAAAACAAAGTGGCCCCTCCGTTTAAAGAGACCGAATTTGATATACTATTCGGAGAGGGTATATCAACAGAAAATGAACTGCTTGAAATAGGGGTAAAACTTGGAATAATTGATAAAAGCGGTTCATGGTATTCTTATCATGAGACCAAATTAGGGCAAGGGGCTGATAATGCCCGAATATTCTTGAAATCTAATGCTGAACTTTCAAACGAAATTTTAGAGCGTATCATGGATACTGCAACCGATAGAAAAAAATTGGCCTAATTACAATTTATAAAGGCGGGCCCGGTCACATCCGGTACCCGCCTTTCACACACGCTACTATAAAAAGAGGCAGGAATTTCCTGCCTCAAAATGCATCAATTTGGAGTTGAACGCCGATGCTCTCCCACCCTTATCCCATCTTTCCTTACATATGATTTCACTACTACAATCTTCTTGTGTTGCTGTCCTCTCACGCTTGTCCTAGTCTTTGCCATCGCTCTGGCTCCTTCCATATAAAACCAGAGACACTCCAACTGATAAAAGCGCCTCTTTTAGTCAATTAGTTACTCTTAACTGGCGCAGGTCCTGGACCAACCCAGAATCTAAAGGCTCTTTTCCCATGGTCTTTTGCATAAATCTTTTCACCATCTTTCGTGGTAATCCATGCTCTAAAAATCCACATAGTTTGCCCTCCTTTCTCAAGTTTCCACTTGCAAAAGAGCTCCCACTATGTTATAATCATATCGCCAAATAAGATTATAAAATCAGTTGAATAGTGGTAACACGTTCAACAAGCGACCAAGTGTAATGCACTTGGTTTTTTCTATGCAAAGGATTTCTCCTAAACATCAAACTTATGATACGTTTTATATTGAATATTGGCTGCAGTCAATGACATTCCGCATTTCTGTGCAATTTCATTTGCCGACATGTTTTTCACTAAGTGATAAGGCGCCATAAGTTCTGCTGCAAATGTGTTGGCTTGCCATTCTGGCTGACAGTATACCGGGACATTACCTCTTGCATAACTTATCAATTTAGGCTGATGCAATAAGAAATGCCCCAACTCATGGCACAGAGTGAATCTATCTCTTGCGTTTCCCTTAACGGCACCTTCATATACATCTTCCCTTATTCGCATAATATTACTTGCGGTATTTGTTGTTCCATATGTATCTTTCATCTCAGATATCGGGACTATTTCATAATCGAAATCATTATTGGGGTCGCCTAAGACCCACTCAATGAATTCTACTATTGGAAAATACAACTGCTCCTGCAGCCCACAAATTTTTCTAACCTCTGTCGTCAACTCTCTTATCGATACTCTTGATAACGCTGTAGCACGAATATTCAATATTGCAGCACCTCCAAGTTACTTCTCAATCATTTTTCTAAACTGGTCTATTTTGCTGTCATCCATGGTGTTAAGCTTTCTAGCGAAGGACAGAAGCATATCCCGATTTCCATCTGAATACCCAGACATATCAATACTATGGAAATTCAATGCATCAAACATACAATCAGCTAATTCCTCCGCTTTACGATTATCCAACTGATACAATGACACAATTTCCTCTTGCCATTCCTTCGGTGGTTTCTTATTTCCATTTTCTACCTTTGACAAAAATGCAGATGAAACCCCGAGCTTTTTAGCCATATCCGCTAATAATTCTCCATTATCAATTCTCAGCTTGCGGCAAAACTTTCCGAAGTTATTTACCATCGTGCAATCCTCCTTCTAGTGACATTCCATGGGTCACAAATTTATTTTAACCTATTTCGGTTAATTTGTCAATCCGTTATTGGAAATTTTATTAACCTTATCTATATACATAATATGGATTGCTTGCCCGCATATCATATTTGCCTCCCCTCCCCCATTGTCCTTGCTGTATTAGCAAGCATCCTATTCCACCAGTTTTAATTACTATAACGTCATATTCACAGTCTACCACTCAAACACGTACCGTCGATTTACCATGTCGTACTCCTCCGCTATTCGGAGCACGCCCCTGGCATCCGTAATCATGCACTTGCCCTCGTTGGAGCCCTTGACCGGGCAGAGTAAAAATGCCTCGCCGGCGGGGTCCACCTGGTATCCGGTCAGCATGTACCCTTCGCTGTCAAACAGATACCATCCCCATGTCCTTCGCTCCATCTCCTGGAGCCAGTACCAACCGTTAGCTGCATGGCCGCCATCTGCAAACCGATACCACCACCGCTGGCCGTCTGCGGCCGGCTGGAAACCCTGGGTGTATGTTACCGGGACCGGGGTATAGTCGATGTCGCAGAGCTTAAGGGCCTTCTGCCAAGGTGTGGCCGTCACTCTGGACTTGATGGTCCCGTAATTGATACCCTTGGCCTCGATGCACCAGCCATCCCCGATGTATACCCCGATGTGTCCCGGCTTCCAAAGCGCCCAACCGACCATGGACTCGTCCAGATGGTCAACGCCTATCCGCTCCACGGCTGTGTCATGGTAGTTGTAGCTGCCACGCAGGACGCCTGTGTACCAGCTGATAAGGCCACTGCAGTCCGTGCAGCGCTGGCCTATGTACCTGGCTGCCTTTGCTTTGTAAGTGGATGTGTATGTGCCTGGGTTCTCCCGGGCCAGCCTGTCCAGTATGGCCTGGGTAAGGACCTCTCCCTTGGCGCCGTACACGTAAGGCGTGCCAAGCTTGTCCTTGCAATGTTCAATTAAACCTGCTGCTGTTTTACTCATATCGTACCTCCAATAAAAAGATAAGGCCCGGGACTTACTCCCAGGCCATAAAAAGTTGTGACGTCACAAGTTGCGATATCGCAACGTCCGCTTAACCCCGCAGCGGGAGATATACGGACCACCTCCTTGTTATGTCCTGCTGCCTCCCTGATAATCTGTATTGTCAATCTTATCCTTCAAAACCGCGATATATTTACGCAGCCATTCCGGCACATTGGCGCCCATACGGCCTGCGTTCTCTATAATGGATAAAAGTTCGTTGAGTAAGTACCAGACCGCCACCAGGAGCCCGAAGAAGGCCTTGACGGATATCTGCATCCCAAGCTCTGCCGACACAAAAACAATCACATAATCAACCACCATAGCCGCGGCAATTACGCACAGGTATCCCACCTTTTTAATGATACCCTTAGCCCCTTTTCTGGAGCTCCATCCATAGCTGGCATCACCCGGATGGTCTATGGCCTCATTTTTACTGGCCAGCATCCCGGTTATGTAATCTAACACCATCGTACCCATTAGGATGCACAGCACCGGATACAGGATTCCTAGCTTCGCACTTAAAAAGGCACCAGCTGCTGCCAGCGCCCCCTGTACTGTAATTACATATTCTCTTTTCATTTTCATTAACCTCACCTTTCTATAATATTTTATAATACGGCCGCTCCTCGCCCCACCACCAATACCGTAACCAGTCATCCAGCACGATTCCAGCCAGGCTTACCGGCATCCAAAGCAGGCAGTATTGCGGACATACCTGACCCAGGATATTGCCCGGCAGGCTGCTGTAATCCCACACGTTCCATCCCAGCCACAGGTTGACCACACAGCCGGTCGCAAACTCCAACACTGTCACAATGCAGGCTCCAATAATCACCTGCTGGCACAGGGGCATATCCCAGGGCAATACCTCGTTAATCAGCCCCAGAGCGACAAAACAGATGCCACCCAGGATAAACATAGTCCAGTGGCTATGTCCCCGCCAAATGGCTTCCAGGCTTATGTATATCAGTCCTCCAACGGCCCACAATATGATATACTTATCGTTCCGTCTGTGCCCCATCCGTGCTCACTCCCATCTGCCCGGCTATCTGTGTTAGATACGTCTTAAGCACCTCGCTCTGGTACTCTTCAGGCACATCCGCACCATAAAAGATTTCCTGGACCTCCTCAGCGGTCTGGCTGCCGGCAATCCACATGTTAAGTGCATTGCAGTACGTGGTGTGATAGGATACATGCCACATGGCCGCCTGGATGATTGCCTGCATGTCTGCTGCGCTGTAATACCTACAGGGATGTCCATCGGCATGATACTCCAGCTGCGTTGCCCCGGCAGTTATCTGGCTCAGCTTGCCAAACAGGTTAAGCTGGTCCTCGATGGTCAGCGCATAGTGTTCCACGCTGCCATCAGCCAGCGTTGCATTGATTCCGGCATAAATAAGCCTCTCGCACTCCGCTGCCACCTCCCGGCGTTTGGCGGCCTGCAGCTCCTCCAGGGTCGGGATGTATGGCTCCGGAGGTACCTCTGGGCCTTCCGGCGTTTCGGGCGCCTGATACACGCTGCCATCGTTTGAGAGATACACGGTCTGGCCATCGTCCCGATATACCGTATCAAACCCGGTCAGGGTGGTTGCCTCCGTGCCATCCTCGGTGTAGATGGTAATGTCTCCCCAAGTGATAGGGACTGAGCCTGCAAACTCAATCTGCATGACACTGGACGATACTGGTCGGATGTTTCTGATTTCATACAGCCGTTCTTCTTTTCCGATTCTTATCTTTTCCATAATTTACCTCTTTTCTGCATTTCGATTTAACATTACTTACTTCACGATTAGCTTTGACGCAGTGTCCACTTACGAACCCACTTTGCTCCATCGTAATAATCGTAAAATATTTCTGTCTCACTAATACCCAACGACAATATGACACCATCGGGAAACTGCTGCTGGAACGCCCATTTATTTTTGTCGCTTCCATAGGCAATAATTTTTAATGGACCATTTAATTCTGTTTTAGCATTAGCTGCGTTCGCCGCTCTGGATGTATCCGTTATCTTGGTATTGAGCACAGTATAAAGGTCCATTAGTACCTTGCCCTGGGCAGCCGACAGCGGCAATTTTGCGTTGTTAGTCACGCAGTTATTCACTATCTGGCCAATCAAACAAACACCGGTCATCCAGTTCTTGGTATCGCTGAAAAACTTCTTGACTTTTCCAAGAAAGGTTTTTGTACTTTCTCCGGCTACCGGGACCGGGAACTCCGTGGTTATATCATCCAGTGTCTTTACCGTCATCCCGGATATATCCCCACCGGAGGATTCTGCCTTCTTTTTTAATGCCGCGTCTATCAGGTCAGCATTGTCGTTAAAATCCTGTATATCAACCGGGTCTGTCCCTTCTGGTTTCTTTAACTTATAATTCGGTGTTAACTGCATATCCTATGCCTCCTTTAATGTCCTTACGTCATCCCAGGTCATGTCCCCAAGACGGTTCCATGCGTATGGTTTGAGTTCGTTCCATGTGGTATACCGGTACTCAAAACGGTAAGCCAGATGTGCCGGCTTAATATCTTCCAGCATGGAAATAAATGCCTGCATGTTCCTGGGTATTCCCTTAATCCCCACAAACTGGATAATAAAAAGGTGCCGGGGGTTGTCCTCAATCACCTTCACTTCCCCGCCGCTGAATGCCGCTGCGGTATCCTCTATCATCTTTCTGGTTGTGGCCCCCTGGCCCCGAAGCTTTGCCATCAGTATCTCCCGGCGCTGCTCGTATGTAAGGGACATATTAGTGGCCACACCAAGCATCTGCTCCCATCTTGATAGTCCCCAGGTGGCCGTCACAATGTAACACTGGTCAATCAGCTCTTCCAGGTCATGCTGCAGCTGCCCCACCTCATAGCCCTGCGTCCGATATATCTCCGCCATCTCGCGTATCTCCGCCAGAAAGGGCGGCGCATAACGGGACAGGTCTACAAAGTACTTTTCCGGGACAATGTTGCTTGAGCCTTCCTGAGAGTACTGGCCACGGCCGTATAATGTCTTACCATACATGCCTTACACCCCCTTCAAGTCATTCCAGGTGACGGCACCCTTTTTAAGGTAGGTGATGTCATGGTTATGGTTTTTGGCAGCCGCATCCGTGATGCCATATCCGGCCAGGGTGGTTGGATTTGTGCCAGCCGTCACATGGCCTTGGGCGTTGACTGTGACACTCCGGTAGGTTCCTGCCGTTACCCCGCTGCTGGGATGCGTATAACTTGCGCTCGGCGGAGCTGCCCAAACCCCATCCCCGCGCAGGAACTGTTCCTGTTTTCCCGCAGCCGGTGCCGGGACCAGGCCGCATACACCAGCTGCGGAGGCCGTTGCCCCTTTCATGTCACTGTAGATCGTGTTATTGTCCGCTCCCCAGGCCGCAGTCCCATCAGCACTCCATCTTAGTATCTGCCCACTAGTACCGCCGGACGGGATATGCTTATTTCCTGACGTGGTGGGATGCACATACTTATTTGCTCCCTCCGCAATCCCTGCCAGCTTATCCAGCAGGGTCTGGGTAATCTTATCCAGGACGGTCTTATTTCCGTGCTCATGCCGCTTATTATAAGCATCCGTCCAGTTGGACAGAAGAGTCTCTGTCAGCTTGTCCAGGGTGGATTTATTACCATGGGTATGGCGCTTACTATACGTGTCATCATACCTAGTCTTGTCTTCCTTGCTGAGCAGTCCATCCACACTCTGGGTTGCCTTTGGGATTGCATTGGCGGATATAGCTATCCAGGCAGTGCCACTCCAGCGGTACGTATAATTCGTATCCTTGACATTGACAGTCCAGCCGTCATCAGGATGGGGGTAAGTTGTCGCAAGGTCAGCATAGGTGCTGACAGCCTCCTTCCAATCAACGGCGGTCTCCAGGGCAGAAAGCTTATTGTCAACCTCATTCCTGGTATACTTATCATCCCAGTTAGGCTTATTGATACCGATAGTGTTCCGTATAGCCTCCTCCGCAGCCGTAGCCCTGGATTTTTCCGTATTAACAGCGTCACCAATTGACTTCTCGGCAGCCTTCGCCCTCGTAATCTCACTGGCCAGGTTATTTGTAAGGGTCTTTTCCGCTGCCTTGGCCCTGGTCGATTCTGTGGCCAGGTTATCCGCATTGGTCTTTTCGGCAGCCTTCGCCCGCGTCACCTCAGCTGTCAGGTCATTCCTTAAAGTCAGTTCTGCATCCTCTGCCCGTTTGACCTCTGTATCAATCCGCCCATTCAGTTCCATCTCAGCAGACAAGGCACGCGCTCCTTCCGTATTCAGCGCCTTCTGTGTTTCCACAACAGCTGCCTGGACTCGATTGATATCGTCTCCCTCAACAGTGTCCCCATCCGTCTCATAACTGATGTAGGCCACCGGTACGTCTGCATACACCCGGACAATCCGTTTCCATGGCGCCAGGCTGGGTGTAGACAGGGTATATGTTTCCAAGCGGGTTCCTGTAAGCTTCGGGCCGGTGAATACCGCAAACGTAGCCTCGTTAATATTATCATGCTGCAGCTCCGCCTCATACACTCCATTGGTAAAGTGGATTTCCTCCTCCACGACATAAATGTTCCCATCAACCTTGTTCAGCTTCTCGTAGAACGTACTCACCTGCATCACATCACCTCCAATGTAACCGTTCCAGTCACTGCAATCTCTTCTTCCGTCAGGGCCATGTTGCCGGATACGCCGTTAAGCAACAGATTTGAGTAATCCTCCACGCCCTCAGTCCCCAGCAGCAGGTTCCCGACCCTTGCCAGGCTCACATAGGACAGGTCCAGGGCCTCCTTGTGAAGGTAGTCTGTCAGTGCAGCCTGGAATGCATTCTGGACGACACCCAGGTTCATGCCTGCCTGTAGCTTGATTCCAGCTGATACATTGACCGCCTTTTCCACGACAGATGCCACGGTCACATCCGCGCCGATGGGGCGCAGCTCCTCGATATGCTCCCGTACCATCTTCAGTATGCCGGTACCTGCAGCCGACATGTTGGCATCCGCTATGATGACCTTGACTGTCCCCGGTCCGTTGGCCAGTGGAAAGACTTTGGCCGCGCCTACGCCCTCACACTCCATGGCCCAGTTATAATAATCATACCGGTTGCCACTGGTAGACGGTTTCTGTATCACATTCAACAGGCGCGCCTTCAAAGCGTTGTCGCTCTCTTCTTCGCTACCTGCTATAAGAATTGAAGTGAGCATTGCGGAGGTCAACCCTTGAACATGGTCAATTGGGAGCAGCTGTCCAGTATATCCATTCCCTATCTCTCCCTGCTTTTCACACTCCATGTCATACGTGTGTGAGCCATCCAGGACTCCTATATATCCAACCGCCCGATATATGATGTGTTCTTCCTGAATTGCAGATACCCTGAACCCAATTGGGACCTGGACATTGAAAACACCCTGCTTATGTGCATAGGTAGCGGGTTTTCGTGCAATTCCATATGCTTCAGCAATCCGGTCAAGGCTTTTTCCACCCGCTGTTCCTGCATAGACATTGTCCTGTAACCGCTGCATGTCCATATATACCCCTTCAAGATACCAGCTTACCGGTCCAAGGGCTGTCTGGATAATAGAGCCTTCCCTCTTGTCCAAATCATCAGGCACCCTGGACAGCTGGTCTGATAATATATTTGCATACGTTTTTCCACTAAAATCTATCATACCGTTACCTCTGCCTGTACCGGGCCAAAAATTGTACTTACATCAAATACGCATTTTAGGACACCCTGTCCCTGGTCTGTAAAAACGAAATTCCCTACGGACAGCACTCTGCTGTCTGTAGAAAATGCGTCCTCCACCCGCCTCGCAATCTCACTGGTTACATAATCATATTCTTCGCCAATCAGTTCCTCTAACTCAACCCCAAAATTAGGGCTGTATATCTGCCACCGGAACCGCTCCGTATTCAGGATGATGTCCACCGCCTGCCGCATGGCAGCAAGCCCGGAACCCATCCCACTAATCTGTCTGGATGACCAGTCAATCATGAATGTATTTGTAGGTCTGTCTACATACGTCAATGAAGTGTCCAGCCCTACCCCCTCCGGCAATGTTGCCATATCATGCCTCCTTATACCCTCGATAGAATGATGTATCTGCTCCCGTGTGAAACCCTAAGCATGACCACCTTATCGCCTACGGCCAGTCCCTCATTAATCACAACAGTACCACCGCCTCCCCCCTGTACCTTGGCTGACCTGGATTTTACGTTTTCCGTCAGGACCAGTGCCACATCCGGAACCGGAAGCATTGTGTCATCCAGCTTGACGGTTAGTGGGGCAATGGATGAGACCGTACCATACACTATGTCGGTTTGCTTATTTGCCTTAGTATTATCCTGTACAATCATATTCAACACGTCAATCAATTCAGACAATATTTATCCCTCCCAACTGTTGGAAATCCTTAAACTCGATACTCATGACATGGTCATCTGCCTCAAAGCTGTGTACAACCTTTTCAGTCAGCACCAGCCTGGACATGGATAAATCTTGAATCCTACTTATCCGGACAGGCACTATGGTCCCCGCCCTGATTCCCGGGACCCCAATAACATTATCCATGGTCAATGTCTGCACTACCCGGTTATAATACTGGAGATACTGTTTGCACATCTGGTCAATCTGTGCCTCGTTCAGGTTTTCATCCACCTCATCGTAATACTGGAGTAGTCCCCATTTGGATATGGTTTCCGTATCCTCGTAGATGTAGGTATCCGCCTTCCCAGTCTCACTATTGGGCCGTACCAGCTTCACTCGGTTATATGTGTCGGAATCAATATCCCGGCTGTAAGTATATTCCGTTGCCAGGCTCCTGTCCCCTACTACAGTTGTGACGAACATGTCCTTCGCTTCAACCAAGGTCAATGCTCCGGCATTATCGTAAAAATTATATATCTTTCCTGTTTGGATGATTGTCTCAGACAAAGCACCAAAAATGATATCCAGACAGGATTCATTTTCCTTGATAAGACATGGAAAAACATATTCTGTATCTTCCATTTTCCCAACTGTCAATCCGAAATCAGCCGCAATCTGTTGGATAATCTGCGCCAAGGTCATATTAATGAAAGTATAACTTGCATTCGCTTTCAGATATCGCAGCTGGTCATATGCGGTGTACTCTGATTCCCCCAATTGATTCTCTGTAATTGTAAATACATATCCCTTGAACATCCTTATCCCATCTACCGTAAGTTCCACCGAACTTCCTTCCGAAATCAAAGGAGCATCAACACACGAAAACACCAGCTTGGCAGGAGAATCAAAACGGTTTGTAGTAAGTTCGGCTGATTCAATGATGTTTGCATATTCAGTAATTGTGGTCTGTGTGGCCCCACCAGGGGCAGGACCAACGGTCTGGACCCGCAAAGAAAAACTATCCATCGTATCACCCCGTTATCTGCAGCTGGTCTGCGGACAGCCAGCCATATGAGCCAATATGTACTGGATAGGGATTCCCTTCTACTATCCGGGTCACGGTTGTACTTAAGTTATTTGCCGTGCCATAAGGCTTTGCCCCATAACTGTCACTCCAATACTTTCCATTGGCAATACAGGGGGCACCTACCCGCAACACTGGTGTTTCCACCTCCCGCGCTACCTCAGTAGTGGCTTCCGGGGCATCAGCAAGTGGCGTGGCAGACGTGGTGATGATTGACACCACCTCCGGCTCATAGTTCTTATATTCGGTCAATTCCACCTCATAATAGATGTCATTCGGTTCACCGCCCTTATCCTTTGTCTTAAAATCGCTGATGATGCATCGGATATTGGTGTCATAGAGCCCTGAACGGGATATGATTAGACGGCACTTCTGATTCTTGTTTAATGCTTTCTCAAAATATTCGACATAGTCTTCTGGGGCCTTTGCATTGCCATTGACATAAGGGTCATCCGCAGATGAAGGAAAAAAGCTTTCCCAGGAAACCACCTTTAATGATGGTTTCCTGGGAACCACTATCTCACCAATACCGATTACAGAATATGTCTTGTGGTCAGTTGGGTACTTGATTTCTATCTCTTCTGGATTTACAGGCAGTTTTACCTTCCTGCTTCCAAATTTTATATATATGGAGCAGCCATTTTTGATTTTTGCCATGGTACGTATACTCCTATCTATCCATGTGATACCGATGTGTGCGCTGCGGCCTGCTGGATGAGCAATACCTTAAGCTTATCCGCGATATCCTTTGAGGTCAGGTTTTTCGCAGCGGATTCCGGAATGGATACCGAAATCTGCGGAGCCAGTGTCTGAAGCTCCACGTTGTTCATATATCTCCGTTCAGCCAGGTCACGATATAGCTTTATATCCTCATCCGACAGGTTGACATCCCCATCTATTTTTTTTACCCGGTCTACATCCCCCACATCCAAGTCACCGGCCGCTGGGATGGAAGATGCATCAAACCCTCCGAACGTATCCTTCAGGGAATCAAGACTGATATCCATATTATCCAGCTTAGAGCCTAAATCAGCGCCGTATTTGCCCCATTCAGCTGCAGTTGCACCTACATCCAAGTTTGCCATACGCTTAATTTGGATGGCATTTTCCCCGAATGTATTATCCACCCAGCTACTAAGGTTATCCCGGAATCCCGAAACAGCTCCCTGCAGGTTACTTCCAGTAAGTGCATCAATGGCACCTGCAACAGTTTCCACCATGCTTAGAATGGCATCCAAGGCATCTGCAAACAGATGCGCAATTGCAGCTACTGGGTCATTAAATACATTGGCAAAAAACTCCGCAAAGGATGCAATGACATTCCAAAGTGTAGCAAATATATTGTATCCAACCGCGTAAATCATGCCGAATACCTGCCCTACCCATCCGCCTACTTCCTGCATTCCAAAACCAAACTGTTGGGCTGCTATAAGAGCCCCGGCCAGTACCGCAATCAGCAATAGAATCGGCCAGTTAGCAACTGCCCAGGCTGCAGCTGTCGCAAGCGCCCCTCCTATGTTGGCTGCCGCCGTTGCAATGGCCTGTGCCTGTAGTATCACGAAGGCAATCCCAATGGCTGCCAGAACTGGAATAATAAAATCCAGGTTGTTCGATACCCAAAGTGCACCTTTCCCAATAATGCTTAAGGCTCCAACACCAACTTTAGCTGCCAGAGAAAAGAGATTAATTAACCTTGTCATTGCCTGCTGTGCCTCATCTGTCTGAAGATACTTGTTCCACCCCTCAAAGCTATCCTGTAGGCTCTTCTGGATTTCATTCTTTCCCATCGTAAAAGCCTGGCTTAATGTCATGGGCATATCCCTGAAATTTTTTTCAATATCATCGGTAGCCTTAAGCATTGCATTTTTTACAATCTCAGCAGTGATGGCCCCATCTGAAGCCAACCCCCTTATCTCTCCCACGCTTACCCCCAGATAGTCAGCAATCGTGCGGATTATATTGGGGGCTGACTCAAATACTGCATTCAGTTCTTCTCCCCTGAGGACCCCGGACCCTAATGCCTGTGTGAGCTGTAGGGAGGCGGAAGCAATTTCCTGCTGGCTCGCCCCTGCAATGATGAACTGTTTATTCAGGTTTTCGGCAAACTGAATCAGTTCCGCATTGCTGGAAAATGCACCCTTGGCATTCTGACCTATTTTTGTAATAACATTTGCGGTATCCAGATAGGAGGTCCGTGTTCTCTGAGCTGATGCGAAAATCATGTCCTGGAGTGTTTCCGTGGATTGGAGTCCATCGTTTATCAGGTTCAGCTTCGCGTTTACCTGGGACAGTGAATCAGCTGTTCCCAAAAACATTTCGGTAAGTTTGACTGCACCGGTGACCGCTAATATTCGTCTGAATGTGGACAGTAGTTTCCCTGCCTCGTTGTTGGTTTCCTTGACACTCTGGGTGTGTGCCTGCTGATTGGAGACGACCTGTTGCTGGTTGGAAGTAATCTGCAGCAACGTCTGGTTCGTCTGCTGCATCTGGCTGCCCAGCTGACGGATTGCCCCTATGATGGCCCCTGCAGATTGCCCCATGGCATGTGTAAGGTTCTGCCCTAACATGAATGATGCGTTATTCGCCTGTTGGAGGAGCTGGTTAGTTGTGGAAAGAGATGTATTTATATCTTGTATTGCCGTAACGGTTTCCCCAGAATTTTTATTGAATAAATCCGACACGCTCTTGTCCAACGTGACAATCTGGTTCAGGGTGCGGTTCCCGGCTGCCTCAAATGTTTTAAAAGTAGAGGAAAAATTATCCGTCAGGACAAAAGTCTCATTTATTACACCCATTATTTATGCTTCACCTCCTTCGCCTCCTTCTTAATCAGCTCCCACATCAGAAGTTTTTCTTTAAGGCCCCTGTAAATAACATCCGTGGGGAACACACCATGTTGGCAAAGCATATACTGACACAGCCTTGAATCCAGTGTGTCCCCAGCAATTAGTTTTTTGCTTCTTCCTCTACTTCATTAAGTTCATTATCCGTTGATATGAAACCATTGAAGTTATTAATTTCCCGGACAAGCTTCCCATATTCCCCAGAAGAGAGCATTCTTCCGGGTACATCCAGTGGGTCTGCTGTCTTATAGTAATCGCACAATTCCGAATCCTTAAAATTAGGAGACACGACACAGGCATCCACCAGAAGCTTCCCGTATTTCACGTTATCCAATTCCCGGACAATCTGTCCGTTAATTTTCTCCCTCTTGGTTGCTTTTGTGGTCAGCTTATTATTGGTTTCCTGATCAATAATCCTGATTACAAAAGGTACAACGTTCCCTTCCTCATCCTTAAACCGTTCGGAAATAATCACCTCTTTAGTCTCATTCATGATTGGTGGCTGTAAAAAAGCCTTAATATTTGACATGCTATCATCCTCCTAATTGTGTTGGGTCATTAAACCAGTTCAGGACCTCAATTCCAGTATATGAAAATCCCACTTCCATCTCCAGGAAATCCGAATCTGCATCCAACATGGCCACAGGAAGCTTCTGAAGCTTCACATTGTAGAATACTACGGTCTGGGTCCCAACACTGGTTGTTGGGTCGTCATTGGTTATCTGGATAGTAAAATATGGCAACTTCCCGGTCCTTAAGTACTCCTGCAGGAGCCTTAAAAAATACGGGCTCCCATAATAAATCGTCATGGACCCACTTAGGGAAACCCCGGTTGTTTTCTTCTGTACCAGAGTCGTCCCCACTACCTTAAAATCGCTCTCTTGGAATTCTGCATTGGACTGGAATTTCTTCAGCCCAAACATTTCATGGTTTTCCCCATCGATGGTCATGAATCCACTCCCGGATTTACCATTAAGGGCATCACGTTCTAACAGAAACATTTTCTACCTCCTTATTGCGCGGCAGTGTTTACGGATACCGTCACTGTCATGTAAATCTTCTCTATGCTGTCCACCGGCTGGATGGCAACATCAATCAGCACGGAATCAACACTGCTTCCTTCCCTCACCTGTACGTCATCTGCGACAAAGTTCTGGATACCGTTGCCGGCCTGTATCTCGTTCAGATAGCCTACAATCCATCCCTTCATAAGATTGCGCCCGGTTTCAGTATTATCAGTCTTTCCGATGTAGTATAGGCTGAACTGTTTATATACATCGTTGCAGAACTGGTTAAGCACCCGCATTACCCGGTTCTTGGAAAATTCCTGGCCTTTGTCCACACTGTAAGATGTCAGTGTGTTGATATCTGTACATACCTTGACGGAACCAAATGTGTCAATGAACACAATCTGGCCAGATTGTATGGCTGCTGTTATCTGCCCATCAGTCAGTTTCGGGTTAGCCTCAATTGCATCCGGATATTGTGCATACGTCAACGACTGGTTATATCTTGCACCTGCCTCCGCACCCCCCAGCCACCATGTGACCTGCTGTGCAGTCAACGCCGTACCATCTGACAGCTTGACCCCATTTTTTGCGGATATCACCCACTCGCTGTTTACCGTATGTGCATTGGCCATTACAGCCTGGCATTTCTGACCAATGCTGTTTGATACACGTCTCACAAATGCTGCAATCGCCTGTATAGTCGTATTATCAGTGCCATCATAGACCAATGTATCAAATTGGTAAGGTTCAATGGCTGTCAGGAATGCTGCATAATCAGACGCTGATATAGTTGGGTCGGTTCCCCCTGCCAATGTGACCCCAGCTGTTTCAGTTATATCAGTTCCTGTTCCATCAAACGTTACCCACGTATTTGCTTTCAGGTCATCCAGCTTTTTAATAGCCTGTTCATCAACTATGGTCCCATCAATTACAGTACTGACATCAAATGCCCCATCTTGGTCGGCCTGTTCCTGCACGATAACAGAGATGTCATTTCCCCTGATACCTTCATACAGCGCCGTGATGGTCAGGGCTCCTGATGTAACCGTTGCCTTCTTTCCGCCACTTCCCTTAGGCCTGTACAACAGGATTTTACTAGGCCCTGCACTGACATCGCTTCCTTTCATCATTTCTCGCAAAAATAAGGCCTTGGGACTCGTGATATCATAACCGATATATGGTCTTAAATCTTCACCAGGCAATATTTCCTTAATGGTTTCCACAGGTCCCCAGGAAAGGGGTTCTGCGATTGCCACAATGCCTTTATTCCCAACATTGGTATTGATGTTGCCTTTGGATTTGACATTGATATACACACCGGGCTGCACTTTGTTCTGATTTGTCCATGTACCTCCTGCCATGTCTACTTACCTCCTTTCAAAACTTTGTCGAGGGCCGCCTTCGCGTCCTCTATGGTGTATTCCGGCTCCTGCAGGATTACCCTGGCAAAATCCGGCTGATATCCTGACAGGACCTTACTATGCAGTAATTTGTCGGTCGGATATTTCTTCAGCTTCTTCTGTTGCGATATCGCAATAGAGCCTTTAATTTTATTTGATGCTGGCATTGTTTTCCTCCATTATCTGCATCAGTTCATTGTTTCTTGGGGCGCTTACCCGTTGCCGGATATGGAATTGATAGTGCATTTCATCATCCTCTGTCTGCCATTGCCGCTCAAAGGTACGTATCTTGGCTGTCCCTCCACTACTGTCTGCATAATCAAACAGCTCCAACATCCCATCCAGGTACTCTGCTATAGCCTGTATTTCCGCATTTCCATTAACTATATTACGCTGTTGCACAAACACGATATCGACACCCAGGTCACGCAGGAACCTATCATTCATATGCTTTTCAATTTTGGAAGGCATGAAAAAAATAAAAAAGCAAGGGTAGTCTGTCCCCTGCTGGTTTGGGCTGGCATATACCGGATAATCCGGATACTGTGCTGTAAGTACTCCGGCCAGGCTATTTATAATGTTCTCTAATGTGAATATCATCTGAACGCCTCCCTCACACGTTTTCCCAGTTCCATACGGACCACATCGCGGTACTTTCCAATGGCCGCCTCTTTCATGTATTTTCCCTCCACATACTTTGTCCTGGTTCCAACGGTAATCCCACCCATGGATGGATTTACCTTTTCCAGCATATTCCCGTTGATTATCAATCCCGGTACAAAATGCTGGTCCATCCGATGCCCATCATTGACATAGGATGCATATAGTATGTTATTAGCCAGTGTTGTCCTCACACTGGCACCCGAGATGACTGGTTTCGTCACACTGTCTGTTGACCAATGCTGCGCCAATTCACCAGACCGGGTCCCGGTACCAGAAATAGGGGCGCCTCCGTTTGGAGGGGTCCTTTCCGTAGCCTTTTCCACTGCTGCGATCATAGCGCCTTCGGCCACATCGGCCATAATCCTCGGCACATCCTGCCCTGCCTTATGAAGTTCTTCCAGTCTCTTGCGCATCTGGCTTCCAAAACTTGACATGCATTCACCTCACAATCTCATCTTTCAGCAGGCCTACCTTCTGATGCTCCAGACCAGTAAGAGCACCGCCCACCGGGTCATAGTATCTTTGCGGCTCACCAGCGAAATACCGCTCTGCCTGGTTTGCGTGCCCCAGGTTCCCGCCACGGACAATCCTTAACTCATCACCAGCCATGATATCCACTGACAGGTCACACGCCATCTTTTCCATGGACCGTTCCTTTGCGGCTGTCACTCCCATAATAGGACCGTCTCGCTTAGAACTGTATACCCTGCACGGGATGGGGGCCGTGTTCTGCTTCTGTCGCTTCTGTTTCGTCAGGTTTCCTTCTTTGTCTGGGACTACGCGGTATATGTCAACCGTATCCGTATACCATCCTTTAAAGATTGGATTATCAAATAACATACATTCCTCCCATCCCGATCATGCGGGCCATAGTGGCCAGCTGCTGCCCGTACTGCGTGGAGTTCCAGGCTCCCCATTTTGCCATTGCCACCGTAACCGCCTCATTATCATAGCTGATGGAGGTATCTCCCATGGATGCCTCTTTAATCAACCCGGCCTGCTGGCCTTTGGCTGCCGCAGCCGCAGCCGATGGGGAGCCATCCGAATAGGTCTTAAGATACAGCGTGCTGTAGTGAGCCACAAACAGCCCGGCGGCGTATCTCCACATGTCATGGTACCGGATGGGAAGGATGGTGGAATTTGCACTATCCACATACAGCTGCAGTATGGGGTCCGGTACCAGGCTTTTGCCCTCAGACTCTCCGGACCTTTTAAACTGTGGGAAATCTGCCAGGAACATCACAGATGTGTATGTACCCTTTTCACCCAGCGCTGGCATATTGGTCGCTGCAGCTATCACTCCATTAAATTGTGCTCCATCCATTCCCGTCCCTCCTTAACCTTTCACTTTCCTTCCGGTCTGCTTTGCCTGCTCTCCAGCGTCCGTGTCCGCTACCTCTGGTCTGATATCGTACTCTTTTGCTTTTTCTCCAGCGTCCGTGTCCGCTGCTTCCAGCGCCTTATCCGCTGTATTATCCGGCGTGGCAATGGATCCGTCATGGATGGCTGCCTGTACCATCCAGTGCTTTGATGCCCAATCAGGAATAGTACCGATAAAATTGCGGGGGATAAGCAATTTCTGGTCTCCCTCGCGGATTTCAAAACATTTTTTACTGTTTATGAACATATGGCTACCCTCCCTTAGATTCCGTCCACATAGCGCATGATGTCCTCATAATACATCTGCACCTCAGATATATTTGCCATGTATGCTGTGTCATAGCACACATTCTCCGCGTTCGGCTGTGTCATGGCACGGCTTAATGGGGCCAGTTCATCGCTAGCCACATACCGTTCTTTGTTAATGTATACCACCATGCGGTCATTCCCACCCGTGCCGGCACCCTTACACCAGGAACATCCCCCGATATACAGGTCACTACCGTTAGTCTTGGCCACATTGTTATCCAGCAGGAACTGCAGGATTGTCTTCTCGGCCAGTTCCGTCACCTTCGTGGTTGCCAGGTAATTAATCTGTTCGTATGGCATGATGATATGGTTCGGGACCGCATCCCTGTCATACTCCGCAGTTTCCCAAACAGCCAGAATGGCATCGTTGATATCCCGGAGTATCTGATCCGGTGTCTTATCCTTAAATTTCGTGGAGCTACCTGTTCCGGTTGCCGCAGCATTTGCCGTGGTGACTTCCGGATTATTGATAAGGCCAGTAGAACCATAGCGTTTGATGCCCACGTATACATTAGCGTCCATATGCTTATCATAGGCCATACGGATTCCATCCCGCAGGATGCTTTCCAAGCTACGTCCAGTCAGTTTCTCGCGCTGCATATCCACCCACATGATTCTCATTCCGATAGAAAAAATATGGGTTTTGAATAATCCCTTATCAAAATTAGCCTGTACCATCGGGATACCGTTGGCCCCGCCTGCATGTACCAGGCCATCCTCGCTTCCTCCGGTCACTCCATACCCCACATTCATGGCGCTTACAAACTCGGCCCAGCCGCCGCCCACTCTCATTGGAATATCACGGCTGTACGTGAAACTGGTAAGGGGCTGCCTTATGACGTTATCCTTCTTTTCAAGTTCGGACTGCAGGAGCGCACCTCCATTGGCAATTGCCGCCGAATCCATTGTCTGGAACCGCTGTGGAGCGGCCGCACCAGTTGGTGAGGATGATATCACGCCACCGTCAAAGGTCCCCATGCTCTGAAATTTGCTCATTGTGTTTTTCCTCCTTATGCTCTGTTGCAGGACATAATCCTGATTTCTGCTACATTATTGGCATCCTTACCACCATGCCACTCACAGTTCGTAAGTTCTACGGTCTTACCAGAATCCTCAGACGCTTCAAAACCTCCTATAACACCTGTAGGGATTGACTCATTGACAACAGTGCGAATATATACCTTTCCGCCTAATTTTGGTGTTCCTACGTTACACAACACGTTGATACATCCGCGCTTGAACACACTCACCGCTTCATCCGGCCTATACTCTCCATCGGACTGTGAAAGATAGGATGTAGCGCTCTTAAACTCGCGGGAAGCAATTCCCACAAAATCAGCAGCCGTTCCAGAATCCCCGAAGGCCACTACCTTTTCATTACTGTCATAAACAAGAGGAGTGCCAAACACTACCGCTTCACTCCCTCCCAGTGGATGGGTATCCACTATCATATCTGGCTGTCTGGCATAATCACCTGCATAGCCATGTGTCATGTTCTTTCCGATAACCTGTCCTTTCATTACTTCATACCTCCATTCTTTTTGTGTGGATTCATGGCATCATAGGCAGCCTGATACGCATCTAAATCCATCTGTGGCTTCTGGTCAGCCATCTTTGCCGCATTCTTTTGGGCCGCCTGGGCAATCTTCGTAATATCGCTTACCGCATCCTTATCGGTCAGACAGGATACCAGGGAATCGGTAACGGCCTTCCTTGTATCTTCATCCTTAATCCCTGCAATAACCGGCCTGAGCTGCTTTACGACAGCTGCCATGACTGCCTTATCTGCTGCACATGCTGATTTATCCAGTTCTTCTGCCGGAACCACTTTCGCCTCAGTTGTTGGAGCCGATGGCTCCCCGCCTTCCCCCGTCAGTTCCTTTACCAGGCTGTCCAGTGGGTCTTCGGCCGGCTTCTCAATAGTAACTCCGGGTTTTTCACCTGCCAGTCCCTTTATCATATCCATCAGCATATCCAGTTTCCCGTCAAGGCTGGATGAATCCTGCGCGCCTTCTTTCGGAGGCTCCTCTTTGTGTACAGGCACTGCAGGAGGTTCCTGTGGCGCCGCACCCTCATCCATTGCCGCTGCCGCATCTGCCGCCATCGTTTCCAGCTCTTCCGGTGATGCATCCTTAGCCGCCTGGGCAAACCACTTGAAAAATAAACTGTTCTTCTTCATCTTCCCATTCCTTTCCGGCCTTTTCACGGCCTCTACGTTTTTCTTTGAATCTAAAATCGCAACATGCTTCCCGGCCCTTCCCCGTGTCACCACGGCGATATGGTTCCCCCGGATATCATGCTGCGAATAGGTCCCATCCTCATTTTCCGTGTAGCTGCACTCATATCCGCAGCTTATTTCCCGCTTACCGCCCTGAACCGCCCGGATTAATTCCTCATCCTGGATGTGCAGGTCCGCTATCACATGTCCCTCCCATTCCCCTTCTCCCTTCCGGATGTTCTGGGCGTGCCCTCTGGCATACTGGGTACAGTTGTCCGGTGTGAGAAGTTCAGGCGGATGTTCATCCGTGATTGGCTTACCCTCAAAACTGGATAAGGCCGCTTCTGAAAAGACCTCATCCGGTGAACGGTATACCTTCACCACCTTAGAAATATCCCCGTCCTGTTTCAACTCGCTTTCCAGGTACTCCATCTCGCCAGTTCTGGCTATAGGCACATTGCGGCAAATTAAAAAGCCCTCAACCGTTTCCATCTGGTTGGGGCTTATCGTATAGCCATAATATGCAAGCATCTTATTCAGTTCCTTCCTGTTGCGATATCGCAACAAAAATGCTACCAGCGCCTGACCGATAGCATTACACAATCAACATCTCTTTTATTTTTTCCGCATCTTCAGGGGATACCTCATCATACTCCCAATCCTCTCCGATGAAAATACAAGACTGCTCTGGCGCAGGAATCCACTTTCTCAACCGCTTATCATACCGTTCAAAATTACCGTTCAGGAAGCGATACAGACGATTGGCCTTTTTCTTTTTACTATCATAACCATAAACAAAATAAAAATCTTTCATATGACCTCCTACTTAATCCGGTCAATATTTACCGGCACTTCTAACTGCGCAGATAGCTCAAACATCTTTTTGTTCAGTTCTGCCCTTCTCTCGGGTGTCGTGGTGTCCTTCCTGGCCTCCTCATACAGTTTATGCATCGGGCCATCTTTAACCTGGAAACTTTCTGGTGTATGAAACTGTATCTCAAATTTCTGACCAGAAGGAGCTTGGAATATGCAGTTAACGCCTTTATATGCAGACCGTTTATCCAGCCAGGTATTTCTCACCCTTACCACCTTATATCCTTTTGCCTTCATTGCATCCGTGACATTTACATATGCATTTGTTAGGTTCAGTGGATTATCCTGGTAGGTATACCGGATTACATCATTTGTGGAGTTAATAGTGTCCGTAATGGCTTGTGCATCCAGGCTATGATTGCTGTCTGTTCCCACCTTGCGCAGGAAGGAATCCTTCGTTTTTACACGGTGCTCCAGTCCAATCATAGACACCCCTGTATCATTTGATATCTTGGTCAAATCAGCAGTGATTTCCGGTTCTTTTGCAATGATCTTTCCATATGCATTTGATTTCCGGTAAATGGCCTGCGTTTCCTTCCATTTTACAGATTCATTATACTTCATGTCCCTGAACTTTTCAAAGGTTTTCGGCATGTCATTACCACATACCTTTCGATACCGATTATACTGCTTGTAATCATTTAACAGCTTCTGTCGGTTCCCTACCTTCTCTTTATATGCCGCAATCTGCTTCTTGGTTCGTGGGTCCACTGTAATCGGGTTTTTTTCAAAGCTGGAGAAGTCCTTGTCCATCTGAATCTGCTTATCCGTTTTACCCATGGTTGTATACTTGACCAGGGAATGCAGGCAGTTTGGATGGATGTTAAGGTATGTATTGCTTAGGTCATCCGGTCCATTTGGGTCTACCTTCCCAAAAGCCTTTGCCAAAGCCGGATAATCTGGATTATCCCCAGAACGGCTGTACACCCGGCCTTCCAAAGGGGCGCATACCGGACAGGTGCTGCCAATCTTCACAATCTTATACAGGTCATGCTCTGGGTCCGCTGTCAGGATGGCTGACACCTCAGCTTGCCTGGCAGTTGCCCGGGTTGCCATGTTACAATAGTCCTGCAAAGACCATTTTCGTCCTGACTTATCCACGAAGGATGTTATCCCATTGCGCTCCAACTCCTGGACCATGCTGGACGCTGCTTTACTGGTCCCATGACCTGCTGCCTGTTGTTCTGCCACTGCCTGTAAGGCTGCATTCCGTAATGTTCCCTCCTGCCGTTTTCCGACCAGGAATACTTCCTCCATTGTCTTCTGCGCCATGGTGGATGCTTCCACTATCTCTCCAATCAGATTATTGGACAGCTGCTCTACAATCCCCATCTGCGTGGCTGTGAGCCCTGCCGCATTGGCATACCCATTAGCCGCGGCCTCGGACCGGTAGAAGATGGACTCTATCATTGTCGGCACATAGTTCCAGCTCTCGTCCACCATCTCCTGAAGGATTTGCTGGGTGCGCTTCAGAGCCGCTACTTCCGCATAGTCCACATACCCCTGCATACGTTTCCGATTGATTTCAGCTATCAGACGCCGCTCAGTACGTAAGAACAGCATACGCAGAAACCTTGTCGCATCCTGTTTATCCGGAGGCCTTATAAGATTTGGCATTATTCAACCACCTCTTCCCCAAACGTACTTGGAAGCGTCAGTCCTGCCATAGGGTCCTGCATGACCTTGTAATCTGAGTATGTCCTGCCCTTCGCCTGCTCGATGGCCTCATCCGATATGGTATTATACATACTGGTCTCATTAGCCAGCGCCTTAAGTTCCTTCAGGGCCGTAGCAGCGTCAATCAGGTCGCTTTGATAGGATGCCAATATCGCCTGCGTCTTTTTCTCTACAATATCCGCAACCTCGTTTGAATCCGGGGTCTGAAGTGGTGGGAAGTCAATGCCCAAGTCATCTGGAACAATCCCCCAGGCTGACAGGGCCATGATTGGAAGCAGACGCTCTAGAATTGGACGTAACTGGTTCTCACGCAGACCATCTATATAATCATAATAGTTGTTCATATCGCTCTCACCCGTGGCATTCATGCCAGCTGGTGACCGTCCAAACAATTTCGTGACGGGAGTCTTTGCCGCCCCGGCCACATCCATCATCACCCTGTCGTATACCTCCGGAAGTCCCGTGAATGTATACTGGGTGTTATGCATGACATCACCCTTGTTAACCAGGCGCGTACCGAAGTTGCTTTCAATCACGCTCTGAGCCTGGAGGGTGTGCCAGAACCGGCGCTGTGCCTCCGCATTGCTGGTTGCAAGCATCTGGTCCAGGCTGTCTGTTTCCATGTAGTTAACATTGGCCCGGAAGGTCAGAGATGCTATGTTAGCGGATACATTGTCCCGCTTTACCAGTTCATTGTAAATGGCTTCAAGCTCTGACTCTCCCCAGTAATTCTCTGCGATTTTCTCGTTGTAAGGCAATTCCCGGCCAGCAAAACGCAGTACCCTGCTATGGTGTACCCTGGATATGAGCGTGCCGCTCTCTTCATCCCGGATGGTATAGTATTCCGGGAGACCGAAGTCCTGGTCCGATGGGTCCGTCACCTGTCCCAATTCCGGATAGATGCCGCTCCATCTGTCCAGTATCATGAGCCCCAGAAAGCATCCTGGAAGTACCAGGCCATAGTCCAATGGCAAGGAAAGGTCATCCTGACCTCGTATCATAATGATACCAGCCGCGCCTCCATACAGTCTGCCCCAGTACATCCCTTCAAGGAGGGATTTGCGCAGGTGCACCTTGCGTTCCAGCCGCTGCATGTCATCTATGTATTCAGGGGCGACATTGCTTTGGATGGTATACCACTTACGGACCATGTCTCCCGGTATCGTCTCAATGATGTTCTGGACAATCCAGTTCTCCCTATACAGGCTGGTCAGCAGCTGGTAATTCTGGGTCATACGGGTAAGTGGGTATTGCGTGGCCTGCAGTAGGTCCTGTGTGCCGTATCCCAGCCGCGCTATTGGATTAGAAAAGGCATCCATCGTTGTGGCGGGCGCCTGCTTTGTGTCTGCCCGCACATGACGGGTGTTCCTACGTTTTGACATATATCCCTCCATCAATATTGACTTGCACACACATACATAATCATTGCCCAAACAAGATAGTATACTGCATCTATTTTCTCTCCCTTGTGGTGACATTTGAACGCTAGGATTACATTGTACAGATAAACAATGAAAGCAGCAGTCCTTAACATCAAGTCGAAGGTTTTCATATCCCTATCCTCCATTCCGGTAACTTCGTGAAAATATAATATCGCAATGCATCCGGTCCGTGGTCCATCTGCTTTACAGGTTTCTCTTCTCCGCGCTCCCTGGCCTTGTCATCCCAGACATATGACCGCATCTCTGTAATCAGACCTGTGCACCTCTCATGTATTCGTATCTTCCCACGATACAGCATAGATGACACAGCCCTGATGCCGTCCTCCACATCATTCTTAGCCGGTTTCACGACATAGCCCCGACCGCGCAGTTCTGTGATGAAGCTGACTGCCGATGGGTCAGCTATGATGTCAGCCATCAGGTCAGGATTGCTCCCCATGAACTCCACCATATCATCACCATACTGGCTATCCGTTTTTTGGACCTTCTCTACACGGCTGTCCCACCGGTATTCCCGGTCCACCCAAATGATGTCCCCATCATCGTAAATGTCCAGATACACACACGGGTTAGTGGTCCCGTAGTCCAAGGCTACTGTCCGGACGCTCAAATATTCCAGTCCTTTTGGTCTGGTCTCATCGTTATAGATATTGGCCTTTGTGAACATGGTATATATCAGGCCCTCAGCTACAGCCCATAGCCCTCGGATATAACGTAAAAAAAAGACACCAGTGTACATGCTCCGGTATCTCTTCTTTATCTCCTCATCCAGGGATAGGTTATCGTCCATGGTAAAATGAAGGTATAGAAGCCGCTTAACTTCCTGGCCCTTTTGCTGCACCTCCACCGCTTTCCACTTCCCGATGAAGCCAATTGCCTTGTCAATCCACCCAACCTTAAACCAATGCATCGGCCCGGATGGATTACAGTTAAACCAGAATTTACTTCCGGTCACTGAACACCGGCCTGTGGCCTGGTTGACAAATGACTCCGGCATCAAGGCCACCTCATCGAAAAAGGCGCCGGCCGCGGTAATTCCTTGAACCAGGTCCTGTGAGCCTTCGTCTTTCCCTCCAAAAATATAAAAGTAGTTCGTAACCCCGTTTCGGGTGACTTCCAGCATATTATTAAATTCACCAGACAAATGGTGTATGCATCTGTATCCCCGGCTCCGCAGCATGGTCTTAAGATTAGTCAGTACATTACGCTGGAAGGAACTGATTGTCTTGCCAGCCATGATGAAGTTCTGGCCGTCAAACGATTCCATAGCCCAGAATACGAATGCCAAGGACATGGCAACTGTTTTTCCGGAACGGATGGCTCCGTCCGCTATGATACCGTCATAATCCTTGACAGGGCTGTTGTCCATCCACCAATTGAGGACCATCCTCTGTTTCTTCGAGAACGGCTTGAACTTAAATATTGGCCGTTTCTTCATCTTCATCGGACCAGCCCTCCTCCATATCATCGTCAGCCCAGTCATCCTCAACAGTACTTTTCAATGCGTCCAGGAACCCATCATCTTCCTGATCTTCCTCGTCATCAGCGCCCATCTTAGCCTTAGTGGCTGCCATACGCACCTTCTGCTCCTCCAGGTCCGTTTCTGATTTTGAGGTCTGTCCAAGGACATCCTTAATAGCCGTATATGCTTTGACATTCCCGTTCATGGCCTCCCTGACCATGGCTGCACTGATGACCGTTTCCAGCGTACTGTCTAATCCTAATGCCTCCAAAATCGGGGTCCATTCCGGGATGTCTACCTCAGATGTAAGGATGGCATTCATGGTTTGGCGAAGATTCGCTTTACGGCGCCTAGCTTCCCCCGACGCTTTTCCTGCCTTTGAGGCATTTCTTCGGCGTTCGTCTGGCGTTGAACTCCGATATTGCATTAGGTTCCTTTCGTTAGCCATCACCTCACCTTCCTATCTGGCCATATTAAAATCAAAAGAGCCACGAACCTATGACAGCCCGCAGCCCTGGAGAGTGCATTAGTAATTTTTAATAATTAGTTCTTTGTATCTTCGGCTCTGGGATTTGACTGTTAGGTTGTCCAACCTCTCGGCCTCAACTATCGAATATCCTTCATATAATGTCCTTATTTCTGGGCAGTCATTATATGACAGAATAAATCTCCCCTTAATGTTATCCAAGGCAGCCTTAAGTCTTGTGTGGTCCTCCGGCTGAAACCTATCAGGGTAATACTTTTCAGCATCATAATATGGCGGGTCAAGATAGAACAATGCCATTGTTCTGTCGTACGTTTTAAGCAGGTGCTCAAAATCCAAATGTTCAATGACCACTCGATTGAGCCTCACAGATGCCTCTTGCAGTAATTCAAGCGCTTTAATCATATCTCTGCCATGTACTCCGAATGAATGGCAGTCCGTCCCAAAGCTCTCCTTAATTGCAATCCAAAAACGTGCTGCCCTTTGTATATCTGTAAGTCCTCGCGCTGGCTGAATCGCATCAAAAAACATTTCTCTGGACATCAAAGTCCAGTCAAGTTCCTTCTGTAGGGAATCTGGATGATATTTAACTACCCGAAACAGGTTGACTAACTCACCATTAATGTCATTATAAACCTCCATCTTTGCATGGCTATCTCTGGAAAACAAAAGCCAGGCCGCGCCGCCGAATACCTCTATGTATCGGTCAAACGTGCCGGTCTCTGGGAACTGCTCCAGAATCGCCTTGCGCAGCAGCTTCTTGCCGCCAATCCAACTGATAAAACTATTCATATTGTCACCTTTCCTCCATGAAACATCCTGGTGGGAAAGTCCTGTCGGGTAAATGACCATAAAAAGAAAGCATCCAGCCATGACTGAATGCTTAAATAGCGAGGGACGGATTTGAACCGCCGACCTATGGCTTATGAGGCCATTGAGCTGCCAGACTGCTCTACCCCGCATCAATACCGGCTCGTCACCGGTATGCTCCAACTCACGCCGCGGTTGGCTTACGGATACCTTGCACCAGTATGGTATCAACTGGGAGCTGCTCTCTATCCGATTTGCGAAGCTATGAAGAGGCAGGAGAACGTCAGCTTCTAATTAGCCACCAGGGTATGGCACCTGGCGGCCGTTATTTGTGGGGAGGATGCAAAATCAATCAGCTTTCCGCTTCATCCAATTCTGCATATTACAATTATAAATCATCCAAACGGACATGACAAGGACACGATTTTGACACGCTCCTGTCAAGTATCTAATCCAGCATGAGGGCATCAGCCCCAAAGAGATATACACTAAGAATCCCCGTAAGTTCCGTTATCCACCGCCTGGCTGTCCGCTCTCCATATCCGTAAATCTCTGCAATACTTTCGTATGTCATCCCATCCAGATAGAAATACTTGAATGCCAGATACTTCTCATGCGTATTCTTCCGACACTCCTCATCCTCCAGGAGCTTCAAGCACTTGTCTATGTGTCCTATCATGACAATACTCCGGAGCTTGCTCTTGAGGATACTGTTGATAAAGATATCTTCCTCTGTGAACTCCTCCAGTTCATCGCCATTATCCATGTCGGACAGTTCTGCCACTCCCTCCTCCACGCTCTGACAGATGCGGTTATAATTCTCCATCAGCTTCTTGGTGTTCTGGAATACCTTTATTCTCTTTTCCCTCCGGAGTTGCTTCTCATGCTCCTTAAGGGCTTCCCTTGCGGCCAGCCTGGCCACTTCCTCCAATGCTTCCGTCTGTTTCACCGGCCTCACCTCCTCCCGCATCCAGCCACGGGCACGCCCAGCACCCGTACCGTATCCTGCCCTTGTTGTTGCGCTGACCATCACACCCGTGACGCCCGTTGTCTATGTAACATTGTCTCATAGTACCATATCACTCCCTTCGACGGCCGGCGCAACTCCGGAACCGGGCACAGGCTGGTGTACATGTAGGCCGGCGCCGTCCGGATGCGCTCCTTGATGGCCTCGTCAGCCTGGGCGGCCAGAGCCTTGCTGCGGTCGATGCGGCTGACCTTGGCCTGCTTACTGCCTTTCTTTCTCATACCTGCCTCCTAATCATCCGCATCAATTAATATCTCTTTCTCTAAATCTCCACCAGCATTCAGGATATCCACCACAGTAGCCATAGCTATGGGCCTGTACTTTTTCTTTGGATACTGCTGGAACACCCCGCCGTCAGAGTTATAACCGTAGGTATCAAAATACTTGTTAGCAATACGCTTATCCATCCGAACGGAACTGTTAGTCAGTTTCACCTTAACACCATCGGGGTATGTAAATATAATCTTCCACATAATTTAATCTCCCTTCGTATCACAAATGTCAGTTTTGTGAAACAGCCTGTATCAATTCATCCTTTGTCAGAAAGAGGGATTCTCCTATACTTGACACAGGCGAAGAACCTTCTACTCCCCCTATTGTATATTGGATGTATAACTCTCCATCTTCATAGCTTTCCTCGTAATCCGCATCATCTTCTCCCATCATTCTTCCAATTCGATACCCCATAACTAGGGCGGGACGCTCTGGAAAATCAATATCCCATATTCTCCCACCAATGGCTATCGGTAACACTAACGTTAAATCATTCATAATGTTCTCCTTCCTCCGGTTCTCCCGGAAAATTTTAATTCTGGTGTGCAAACAGCCACCATAATACCGCCAGATACAACGCCCAAACCACATTATCGCACTTCCTATCCCATTGTAGTTCTTGGTACTGCATCCACTCCATGCCGTACCAGACTGCGGATATTGCCATGCTTACCACCAATGCCTTAATTAGTGACAATTCCATTCCTCCTTCAAATATTAATTTAGTTAATATCTCCTGCCCACTGCTCTGCCATCGCTTTTGCGATACCAGGAAATGTTTTTGCCCTGTTTTTTGCATCTTCACCACGCTTTGCGGCTCCATACTTACTCCGGTCTCT